CCTGAAGTCCGAACAGCGCGTTTCAACCGCTGATAACGACATCAACGCTTTGCGTTCGGGTGGTTATTTGCCGCAGGGCTTCACTGTCAACCACTTCCTGACAGACCCTGATGCGTTCTTCATCAAGACTGACGCACCAAACGGCCTGAAGCACTTCGTTCGTTCGCCAATCAAGACGGCGATGGAAGGTGACTTTGAAACGGGCAACGCTCGTTACAAGGCCCGCGAGCGTTACAGCTTTGGCTGGTCGGACCCCCGCTCGCTGTATGCGTCGCAGGGTGCGTAAAATCTGACAGATGTCAGAAAACAGAGGGGGTTGGCCTTGTGTCAACCCCCTTTTTCATATAGGTTAAATGAGTCCGGGGTTTCCGGCTATGTTGACCGTCCCGGCGGACGCTGCACAGACAACATAGCTTACATCGTGCAGGAGTTTATACGATGGGTATTACCACTTTCTCTGGTCCCGTTAAAGTCGGCGACATAAAATTCACCACTGGTACCACTCTGGGCCAAGACGTTGCTAATCTTGGTACTGTGATATCCATGCAATCTGAAACTGTTTCTCAGGCTGGCGCAGGGGCTGATGGCGTGTATACGTCTAACATCGTCATTCCAGCCGGTAGTACCATCACTTCCATTCAATTATATATCACCGCCATCTGGTCGGGTGTTTCGACAACCCTCGGTGTCGGTACAACTGGTTCCGCAACCTACCTGACTGCTGCTGGTGCAGTGGCTGGTGGTACTTTGGGTATTATTGCAGCTACCGCGGGTGCAGATGCAACCCGCATTGGTAACTGGGCAAATGTTGGAACGACCGATGTTCGTATCAAACTGACCTCTACCAACACTGGCACAGGTACAGCAGTATTGGTTGTCGCTTACGCTCAGAACCCTAACGTAACCTTTGTGGTCTAATTTAGGGGGCCATCATGGCTGACACAGTAGCAACACAACTGCTCTATGATGGCGCAAAACAAGCCATCATGAAGTTTACCAACGCCTCGGATGGCACTGGTGAAACTACCGTTAAAAAAGTAGACGTGACAACACTTTCCTCATATCTGGGGAAAGCGTGTTCGGCTGTCCAGATTGACCGCATCTACGCTCTTACGCACGGGATGGAAGTACGTTTGTTTTGGGAAGCCACTGCAAACGGAACCATCTTGACTGTCCCACAAAATGTTATGCAAACAATGTCGTTTGATGACTTTGGCGGGTTGGACAACAACACTACAACCGGGAAAACGGGGAACATCTTGTTCTCGACCCTAGATGCTAGTGCAGGGGATGCTTACACAATCATCCTCGTCATGCGTAAACTCTACTGAGTCGGGCAGGGTGTGATGAACGTATCCATTGATCTTGTGTGGAATATGCTTCACACCCTCCTCATAGTCCCGATGGGTTGGGTACTGGTATACCTCAACAGTCAACAAAACCAACTCTGGAAGACCGTGTCGGAAACCAGAGAGAAGTACGTTACAAAAACAGAATTACATAGCGATCTAGCCCTGATACATAAAAGGTTTGATCGTATTGAAGAAAAAATAGATCGTCTCATCGCAGACCATCTTGTAAAACGCTAGGAGAACTACGATGGCCCTCATGAAACCCCCCGGCAAAAATGATTCGATGCCCAAGCGTATTCGTCAACGCGCCATGAATATGGCTATGGCCAATCGCCGTGGTGCGGGTGCGCCTATGCCTCCTGCCATGGCAGATGCAGCAATGATGGCTTCTCCAGCCGCTGCTCCTATGTCTCCTCCAATGAGTGCGGCTCCTCCTATGAAAAAGGGCGGGGCAGTTAAGGAAAAAGCCAGCGGTGAGCGTTACGCTTCCAAGGGTGCGATGAAGAAGCACGAGGCTAAGGAAGGTAAGTCCATGGAGCGCAAGGAAGACAAAATGCGCGGCGGTGGTATGGCTGTCAAAGGTAAGGGCGTAGCTCTTCGTGGTGGCGGTGTCGCTACTCGCGGCATGGGTGTTGCCCTGAAAAAGGGCGGTCTTCCAAATATCGGTACTGTTAAGGGCGTAACACCTAATCGTCCCAAGCTTGTTGTTATGATTGCCGTTGGTAAAGGTAAAAAGAAATGAAGAAGCCTACGAAGGCTCAGGCCAAAGTTCAAAAAGTTATGCACGAGTTCAAGACTAAGACCTTGCACACGGGTAGCAAGAAGGGTCCTTTGGTCAAGTCTCGTAGTCAAGCAATCGCCATCGCTCTTTCTGAGGCTGGCAAGTTAAAGAAGGGTAAGTAAGATGGCAACCATCCGTCAAGAGTTCAACCAAGCTTTCGGTGAGGCCCGCAGTCGTGGGGACAAGACCTTTGAGTTTCGTGGCAAGACCTACGGGACTCAAATGGGAAAGCCAAAAGAAAAAGTTGAAGTTGGCCCATCCGGTCCGGGCAGCGAAGAGTTTCTTCCGGACGGCCCCAAGATGCGCTCGGAGGAAAAAGATACGCTTCCCATGGACGCCTCTCCGATGCGCTCAGAAGCAAAAGATACTTCTAAGAAGTATCAGCCAATCCCAACCCGCTCCGCTGCCGAGTCCTTTGAAAACTTTAAAGCTGCTCCAGGTCGTATTATGGACATGGTTAAGGACAAGCTGGGCAGCGTAGGTGACGTTAAGAGCAACTACAACCCCGGCGTTAAAATGACCGAGTCAGACCGTGCGCTTCGTGATGTTGTTGAAAAACGCAAGGGTGGAATGGTTCGCAAGAAGATGGCTGGCGGGGGTGCTGTTCGTGGTGCGGGTTGCGCTACGAAAGGCAAAGGAAAGATGAGGATGTACTAATGGCTCGCACAGGCAATAAATCAAACACTGGGTTAATGAACATTGGTATGTGGGAAGGGTCCAAAAAGGACATTGCCCAAGATACCAAGCTGGCAAAATCTCGTGGTATGTCAAAGGCCGAGTGGGAAACTTCTTCCGATGATGAACGTCACGATACCCAGAAGTCCGCAAAAGGATTGCGCGGCGGTGGCATCGCTACTCGTGGTATGGGTGTTGCGATGAACCATGGCGGTTCTGTTTGCAAGGCTGGCGGTGGTATGGTATCCCCCAAGGGGACAGGCATGGCTCGGTCGAAAAGCTGCAAGGTAAGCTAAAATGGCAACTTCCGGCACAAAAACGTTTAACCTCGATTTAGGAGACTATATCGAGGAGGCTTTTGAGCGGTGTGGTATCGAAGTCCGTACGGGCTATGATCAACGCACTGCCCGCCGGAGCATGAACCTTTTGCTGGCTGAATGGGCTAACCGTGGTCTGAATCAATGGACCATTGCCCGTGATTCAATAACCGTTAGTGCTAATGGTGGTGTCAACACCGATGGTCTAACATACGAACTTCCGGCCTCTACCATTGATATCATCTCGATGGCCTGTCGGTTTGTTAGTACTGCTGGTTCTCAGAACCAGCAGGATCTTACCGTTGACCGAATTAGTCGTGACTACTACCTCAGCATTCCAAATAAACTTTCAATTGGGCGTCCCCTTCAGTTTTATGTCAACCGTCAGATCACTCCTCAACTTGTTATTTGGCCTCGGCCTAACACAGATTACTACCTTATTGTTGATAAGCTCGTCCGTATGGATGATGCTGGAGGCGGCGCAAACACCCTCGACATTCCATTCCGGTTCTATCCTTGTCTCGTGGCTGGTCTTGCTTATTATATCGCTATGAAAAAAGCTCCAGATCGTGTCCAAATGCTGAAGGCCATGTATGAGGAAGAGTTTGATAGGGCCAAGAGTGAAGACCGTGATCGGGCCTCCTTGCAACTCACTCCAGTGAGGAACTGGTACAGGGTAGTGTAACATGGGCAAATACGCAGCGGGCAATTATGCAATTGCACTGTGTGACCGGTGCGGGTTTCAGTATCGCCATATGACTCTGCGAAAAGAGTGGAATGGGCTGCGGACTTGTATCGAGTGCTGGGAATCAAAGCACCCTCAGATCCAGCCTATTTTTCCTCCTACAGAACCTCAAGCTTTGTTTGAACCCCGTCCAAGTCGGGTTGAACCGATGCAAGTTCCTGTTGGGCAAGACATTTTTCCTTTCTTGGAAAACACCAGTACACAAGGTGTTATGCAAATTGGTATCGTTACGGTGAGTATCACATAATGGCATGGACATATACGACGCTGGTGCAAGCCGTTAAGGACTTCACCGAATACGACGAAACCACCTTCAACTCGTATATACCCACGTTCATTCGCAATTGCGAAGAACGGATCCTGTTTTCTGTCCAGTTGGTGGATTTCCGGTATAACGTTTCGGGTACGACGACTGCTAGCAATAAGTACCTTGGTTTGCCAGCAGATTTTCTAGCATCTTATTCGTTAAGCGTGACAGTCAGCGGGGAAACTTCTTTCCTATTGAACAAGGACGTTGAGTTTCTCCAAGAGTATAACCCATCTGGTGCTACTGGAACCCCTAAGTATTATGCTTTGTTTGATAAAAGCACGTTCCTTCTAGCCCCAGTTCCAGCGGGTGCGTATCCTGTTGAACTGCATTACTTCTACCAGCCAGCTTCAATTGTAGATACGGGTACATCTTGGCTTGGCGACAATGCGGAACAAGCCCTCCTTTACGGAACCCTGTTTGAGGCTTATACCTACATGAAGGGTGAGCAGGATCTGTTGAACCTTTACAACCAACGGTTTGCGGAAGCACTAACTCGCCTGAAAAACTACGGTGAGGGCCTCGAAGATGAGGATGCTTACCGGGATGGCTTAGTCAAAACAAAGGCGACATAGAATGGTTGGAAGTCAGGGTACAACGGGCAGTTTTAGGGTTGATGTTGAAACATCCTCTAACGGTGGTCATCCACCAGAGTTCTGGGCAAAGCGGGCCGCTGACCGCATTGTCTCTGTATCGGAAACAGCGCATCCTGCCATCCGTGAACAGGCCGTAGCCTTTAAGGATTTGGTAGAACAAGTAGTGCTTGATCACATGAAACGTGCTATATCCTGTGACAGGACCACGGTCAGCCATCTGGTGACAGAAGCTGGTCACCCACAATTAGCTGAACTTTTGAGGAGGCCATAATGGCATTCACTGGCAATTTCATGGCAACTTCCTTCAAGTTGCAGCTGTTGAGCGGCATCCATGCTTTCAACACTTCTGTTGTTCGTGCGGGTACGGGCGCAGATACTTTTAAGATTGCACTGTACACATCTTCGGCAACTCTTGATGCCTCGACCACGGTGTATTCTGCTACCAACGAAACAACCAATACGACGGGTTCCGCCTATACGGCTGGTGGTAATACGCTGACAAGTCCAACCACTTCTTCCAGTGGCACAACGGCTTGGGCTGATTTTGCCGACAGCTCGTGGACCACAGCATCCTTCACGGCTCGCGGTGCGTTGATCTATAACTCCACCCAGAGCAACAAGGCTGTTGTCGTGCTGGATTTCGGTGCGGATAAAACCGCTTCAGCTGGTACATTCACGGTTGTGTTCCCAACGGCGGATGCGTCTAACGCCATCATTCGTATTGCGTAATGACCGATGACCGATGCAATTGTAGCCTTTGAAGGATGGGACCGGTCCCAAGGTTGGGGACTGGGCGCATTTGGCACGGGTGCAATTGCTATTGGATTGGCTACTGGGGATGTGGCATCCTCTGCTACGGTAATATCAGATGCTAACGTCAGCCCGACGGGTGTAGAATCTTCCACTGCAATAGGCACGGTTTTTATTGCCATTGATGCAGTAGTTTCTGCAACAGGGGTTTTTGCTACTGGGGATGTTGCTTCGTCCGCCACTGTTATGGCGGACGCTAATGTCAGCCCAACCGGTGTTTCCTCTACTGGGAGCGTTGGCTCTCCCAGCATTACCATTGACATAGATGCCAATGCAACGGGTGTTGCAGCGACCGGTGGAGTTGGAACACCCTCTTTTGTCCTAAGCCCGAACATTACTCCAACGGGAATAGCCGCCACTGGTGACGTAGCATCCTCTGCGACAGTTGTAGTGGATGTTGATGTCTCTGTTACTGGGGTTTCCTCTACCGGAAATGTTGGCTCCGCGACAGTAACGGCAGATGCTAATGTTAGCCCAACGGGCGTTGAAGCGACGGGCGGTATTGGGTCGGCTGCGATTGTAGCCGATGCTAATGTTTCTATTACGGGAGCAAGTGGCACTGGTACCGTTGGTCAAGTAGACATTACCTCAGTAAACCTGATCGATGTTACGGGCCTAGAGGCCACGGGAAGTCCTGGAGCAGTCACTGTTATTAGTGATGCAAATGTCAGTCTTGCGGGGGTTTCCGCAATAGGGTATGGTGGGCAAGTTCTCGTTTGGGGGAATGTCGTTCCTAATCAAACGCCTAGTTGGACACAAGTGGTCCCAAGTGAAAACCCCGCTTGGACTTCCGTATCTCCATCTCAGTCCCCCAACTGGAATCAAATTGCCGCGTAGGAGGCAGATAAATGGCTAGCACTTATTCAACGAATCTTGGTATCGAACTCATGGGGACTGGAGATCAGTCCGGTACATGGGGTGCTACGACCAATACCAATCTTGGTACCCTGTTGGAACAGGCCATTGCGGGATACGGTACTCAAGCAGTAACAGATTCTGGAACAGCGACGGTTCTAACCATTTCCAACGGTGCGTCGTCCACGGGCCGTAATGCTGTGATTGCTCTTACAGGAGCGTTGACCGCCGCCCGTGTGGTGGAAGTCCCTGCTAAAACAAAATCCTACATTTTCTATAATGCTACCACAGGTGGTTTTGCTGTCACGGTCAAGGTGACGGGGCAAACAGGTGTATCCGTCCCCAACGGTACCAAGGCCCTTGTCTACTGCGATGGGACCGATGTTCGCAATGTTCTGTCTAACATCACCGTTGACGCTAGCGGCAACGTAGGGATTGGAACCAGTTCGCCAACACAAACAGCAGCGAATAGAACTGTGCTTTCTGTAAATGGAACAACAACGTCACTTATAAATTTAAATGTTGGCGGCGTCAGTAAAGGATATTTATATTTTAACGGAACCGATACAAGTGTTAATGCAACCACTGGTTTATTGGTGTTACAAAACGATAGCGCAAGTTCTATTACGTTTAACACCAATGGCGCATCCGAACGTATGCGTATCGACTCCAGCGGCAACGTGGGGATCGGAACAAGTTCGCCAACAAGTTTTGGTAGCACATCCCGCGTTCTTCAAGTGCAATCTTCTGATGCGACAGGTTACGGTTCAGTTCTTGTCGGTAGCGGCACTTACACAATGGAAATGCTGGTTAATCAGAATAGCGGCGTTATGAGTATTGGTTCTCGTTCAAACCACAATCTTGGTTTCGCTACTAATGATACAGTACGGGCAACTATCGACACCAGCGGCAACGTAGGGATTGGGACGACTTCGCCAAGCAATAGGTTGACTATCAGCGACACTGGTTCAGGATTAAATCGTGATTTAGCAATTCGCAATGGCGACGCAACGAACTATCATCAACTTGCCATTGGTTATAATGCCAGTACATTGAATAGCGGTGTTCCAGCAAATTCTTTATTTATGCTTGCTGAAAAAGGTGGCGGCTACGGCACCGTTGGAGGATTGTCACTAGGAACTATCGGCGAAGCCCCAACTGTTTTCATAAACAACGGCACTGAAACTGCCCGTATCGACTCCAGCGGCAATCTGCTATTGGGGACGACGAGTGTAATCAATTACGGAAAACTTACCATATCTTCAGCAAATGTTGCTGCATCGTTTACTACTACGGCTTCCGCAGGATCAGGTCTTGGCCTAGACATAATTAGGTCTAGTGCAACGGGAGATATGATGTATTTTCATACTTCTTCCAGTGCAAATTTGGCGGGCTATATTACCTGTCCGACATCAACAACCACAAGTTATGTTTCTGTCTCAGATTACCGTCTAAAAGAAAATGTTACACCGATTGCAACTGGCCTAGAAAAAATCTTGGCCCTGAAGCCCGTTACTTACGATTGGATTAGCGATAAGCTGCAAGGGGAAGGTTTTATCGCCCACGAGTTGCAAGAAGTTATCCCGCTTGCTGTTGCAGGCGAAAAAGATGCCGTTAACAAAGACGGGTCAATTAAGCCGCAAGGGGTTGACCCTGCTAAAATCGTTGTTCACCTCGTTGCTGCCATCCAAGAACTATCCGCCAAGAATGATGCACTTGAGGCTCGTCTCACTACACTGGAGTCAAAATAATGTCCAATACTTACACTTGGTCTTTCCCCACGCTGTCTGCCTATCCTTCCCATGAAGGCGAAACAGATGTTGTGTTTACCGTGCATTGGGTGCTGAACGGCACGGATGGCAATGGTCATTCCGGTTCTGTCTATGGCACTGTCGGCGTGACGTATGTTGCTGGCGAGCCATTTACGCCTTATGCAAGCCTGACTGAAGCTCAGGTCACTGCATGGGTTGTTGAAAATCTCGGTGCAGAACAGGTTGCTTCTCTTGAAGCAAACATTGACAATCAAATTCAGCAACAGGTATCACCTACCGTTGTTAACTTGCCGCCACCGTGGGCGGCTTAAACCAAAGGAAGAAAGACTATGAAAGTTACCTTGGAATTTTCTGTTGACGAAGTGAACTATGTACTGATGGCTCTGTCACAGCGTCCTTTTGGGGAAGTGGCAGAACTCTTTGCAAAGGTTAAAGCTTCAGCACAATCACAGCTACAGGCTTCCGATTTGGTTGCCCCTATTGAGACTTCGACCACTCAATAAAGGACCGATATGCCTTTCCAAAAACTCCAGTTTCGTCCCGGCGTTATTCGTGATGTCACAGGGTACACAAACGAGGGCGGTTGGTTTGACTGCAATCTTGTGCGCTTCCGCTTGGGGTTTCCGGAAACAATTGGCGGTTGGGAGAAACTATCGAGCAGCACCTTTCTCGGTTCTGCTCGAACCCTTCTGGCGTGGGTAACCCTTAACGGGAACAATTACCTTTCTCTTGGGACCAACCTAAAGTTCTATGTTGAGAAGAGCGGTGGGTATTATGACATTACCCCAATCCGTAGAACCGTTGTCCTCAATGGGGCGTTCACCGCCACAAACGGACTTTCCACAATTGTGGTAGCTGATACAAGCCATGGGTGTGTTGACAAAGACTACGTTACCTTTAGTGGGGCAACATCCCTTGGTGGCACTGTCACCGCTACTGTCCTCAATGCCGAATACCAAATCACTTTTATCGATGTTAACAGCTATAGCATCACAGTCCCTGTGACTGCCAATGGTTCCGATACAGGTCATGGCGGCACGACTATTACTGCGGCCTACCAGATCAATACGGGTCTTGATACCCAAGTTGGTGGTGTCGGCTGGGGTGCGGGTACATGGGGCCGTGGAACGTGGGGTTCTGGCACCACTGTTTCGGTAGGTAACAGCCTACGACTGTGGTCCCAAGACAACTATGGCGAAGACCTCATATTCAATGTTAGAAATGGTGGGGTCTACTACTGGTATGGCGGCGGGAGTATCACAACTAGAGCCGTTACCCTAAGCTCCCTGTCCACGGACCTAACGACACCTGATGTTGTCACCCAGATCATAGTCTCAGACCGTGATCGGCACGTCATTGCTTTTGGTTCAAACATGGGTGGAGGTGGAACCCAAGACCCGCTGCTTGTTCGCTTCAGTGATGGGGAAGACCCCTTCACTTGGTATCCTTCTGCCACCAACACTGCTGGCGATCTCCGGATTGGTTCAGGGACCAAGATCGTTAAGGCCGTTGAAACCAAGCGCGAAATTGTCATTTTCTCGGATACTGCCGTTTATTCCATGCAGTATCTTGGACCCCCATATACTTTTGGTTTGCAGCAACTTGCAGCCAATACCACGATCATGGGGTACAACTCCGCTGTTGCAGTTGACGATGCCGTGTTCTGGATGGGCCATAGCAACTTCTACGTCTATGCTGGTCAAACGCAGCCATTACCGTGCCCCATTCAGTCATATGTTTTCAATGACTTTAACACAGCTCAATCTGATAAGGTATTTGCATATCTGACTGCTCAGTTCAACGAGGTCAGTTGGCTATATCCATCTGCAAACTCAAGCGAAAATGACCGCTATGTGACCTATAACTATATCGACAAGGTATGGTCATATGGGATACTAGCCCGGACAGCGTGGTTGGATGATGGTGTCCGTGAGAACGCTATTGCTGCCGGTACTGACAACTATCTCTACCTCCATGAGTATGGTTTAGATGATGGCAGTACGACTCCTTCATCTGCTCTGAATGCCTATATCGAGGCTGCTCCTGTAGATATCGCGGACGGGGACAAGTTCTCTTTTGTTCGCCGTATCGTTCCTGACTTGAAGTTTTTCAACTCAACAAACAGTCCCGAAGCTTCTCTTGTCCTAAAGACCCAAAACTATACCGGATCTAACTACGTCAGTGGTTCAAGTTCCGCGGTTGATAGAACGTCTACCGTTCCTGTAGATCAGTACACAAATGTGGCAAATGTCCGTGTCCGTGGCCGCTCCCTGATCTTCCGTATTGAGAGTAATAAGGTCGGTACTCGATGGGGTCTTGGTTCTCCTCGTATTGAGGTCAGGCCTGATGGGGGTCGCTGATGGATTACCGTAGCGTATTTCCTACCTTCCCACGTCCTCCTGAAGAATATGACCTACGGTACTTTCAAGATATTATCAGAGCCTTGGATGCTCTGGTTGTTGCCATTAGAAACCCCGGAGAAGGTCGTCAAACAACAATCGTTTTGACAAACCTTCAGGGGGATGAATATGGGTTGGAACAGGGTACTATTTTTCAAGTTGCGGGTGCTCTTCGTATCCCTCAACTTAATTCGGCATATGTCAGAGGTCTTTCCGCCACAGGGACAATTGGTTCCGTTTCGGTCACAACTGTATGACTTGTCTTTTCGGGTGTAAACGGGTATGTTCTTGGTTGCCAGTATCAGGCTCTGGCCCTGCCAAATGTGAACATTTCGTATCGTAGGAACGCATCTATGCAGGGTATTGCAGCACTCAATCCAGCTAACCCAGTTCAGCCCTATACGCAGAATGACTTCAAGCGTATTGCTAATACTGTTGGAACATTTTACGAGAATCTGGATCCAGAGAAAAAGAAGGCCTTGTCCGGTTTGGCGGATGAGATTGCCGCCTTGCCTCTTCAAAAGCTGCACGTCTTTGACCAGCTCCTTAACTTCCTTGAGCATCACTCTAATCGCTACCCTGAAGTTGTCGATGAGCTTATTCGCAACGGGGCTGTCGATGAAGGCGATATGCCTGATAAGTATAGCCCTCCTATCTTTGCAACTATCCACGCCATGGTCCGCGAATCAATAAAGAAGGCGGGCAGTTCTGCAAAAGGGTTTGCAAAAGGTGGTTTTTCCTCGGTGAAAGAATCGGCGAAGCTTGTTCAGGCTGCGGGTCGAGGCGAAGATAAAATTCTTGCCCACATTACTCCTGCCGAAGCAGAACTTCTAAAGTCTCGTGGGGGTTCTGGGGACATTAATCCAGCTACAGGCCTTCCCGAATATGGGTGGTTGAAAAGTATTGGTAAAATCCTTGGGGCAGCGGCACCCATTATCGGTTCTGTTATCGGCAGCATGGTTGGCATGCCCTTCCTTGGAGCGGTTCTCGGGGGCGGCATTGGCGGTCTTGCAAGTGGCGGTGGGGTAAAAGGCGCACTTATGGGTGCGGCATTGGGAGGCGTTGGGTCTCTTGCCTTCGGCGGTTTAAGCAACGTATTGAGTGGGAGCGGGACTTTTATGGAAGGCGTCACGGGTACGCTTCCTTCCTACCTCGGCGGCACGGGCGAAAGCTTTGGCGGAACCCTGTTTGGAAGCGGGGCTTCCGGCGGCACAGGCATGAGCGGTTCAGAGGCTTTGGAAACCGCTACAAATGCTAAGGGCCAAGCTGGTGATCTTAACCAACTGCAAAACGAAGCTGGCCCCGTTGCAAATAAAACAGTAACCCCTGGGGTTGATGGTGCCAAACCAACTATTAGCACCACCCCTCCGGCCTCTGCAAAAGTAAGTTTCTTGGACGATCCAATGAAGTGGATCAAAACATATCCGGGTACGGCCCTCGCCTTGGGCGGTGGAGCATTGCTCGCAGCAAACGCTCTAGGGGGAGAAAAAAAGGCTCCAGCCTCTCTTACTGCAAGTCATCCCGACCTTACGCAAGCCGAGCGTCAGGCTAAATACCCCTGGACCGTAGTTGACTCAAGCAAGTTTGTTAGCAACTACACCCCTCCAACTAAAACTCCTGAGTACAGCTGGCAGCAGGGTGTTTATAGCTCCCCGAACTTCCCTCGGACGGGGGGTATTGCTCAGAACGTGGCTTCAGCTCAACCCAATAACCAGCAGATGCCTTCTCCCCAATCATATGTTATTCCTCAGGGGGCGTATTCCACCCCACAAATTACTCAAGCTGCAACCGGTGGAATCATGGATGCCCGGACTGGTGGTCATCTTAATGGGCCTGGAACTGGAACAAGTGATTCGATTCCGGCTAAACTTTCTGATGGCGAATTTGTGATGACTGCTAAGGCTGTTCGTGGGGCGGGTGGCGGAGATCGCATGAAGGGTGCAAAGAAGATGTACGAACTCATGCATAAATTTGAACGGGTGGCGTAACCATGGTCGAGACAACAACCCAAGAGTACATCACGAGGGAAGCCCCCGAGATCGAAGCCTACAAGCTCGGTCTTCTTGATGTTGCAAAAAAGGTTTCCGAACAGCCAGTCAATATCCCTGCAATGGAAATTGCGGGTATGTCTCCTCAGCAGCAGGATGCTTTGGCGATGGCTTCTCAGGGTATTGGCGTGTACCAGCCCTATATGAATCAGGCTTCGCAAAACTACGCTAATGCTTCAGCGGGGTTTAGTGGGCTACCTGAATATGGTCAGGCCGCTATAAACTACGGTGTTGCTGGGGCTCAGGCCTATAACCCTCAATCCGCTACGGAGTATATGAATCCGTATCAGGAGCAAGTTACCCAGAACGCTATGAAGGAGATGCAGCGTCAGGCTCAGGTCCAGCAGCAGGGTCTTAATGCCCAAGCTGTTAAGTCTGGTGCTTTTGGCGGTAGCCGTCAGGGTGTTCAACAGACCGAGCTTGGCCGTAACCTGTACGACATCCAGTCTCAACGCATCTTCCAAGACTACGCCAACAACTACAATCAGGCTCAAACGGCCTCAATGAACGCTTTCCAAAACCAACAAGCCCGCGCACAACAAGTTGGTAATCTGGCTTTGGGCGCAGGAAATCTGGCACAGGCTGGTGCAGCAGGATTGGCTGGCGTTGGTCAGCAGACCGCGAACCTTGGGCAACAGGTGTCCGGCCTTGCTCAGGGTGACACTTCGTTCCTGTATAATATTGGTGAGAAGCAACAGGCCTACCAACAGAAGGTCAACGATGCTGCTCGTCAGACCGCGTTGCAGCAACAGTATGAGCCTTATCAGCGTGTGTCGTTCCTCAGCGATATTTACAAAGGTGCGCCGTCTTCGCAGCAGACAATCAGTCAAACTGCTGCGCCATCACCGTCACTGATTTCTCAAGTCGGCGGTCTTGGTATCGCGGGTCTTTCTGCGTATAACTTGTTCAATAAACCATAAGGTTTAAGTGATGTATGATCCTGTTTTAAATCGTCCCATGTTCCAAGGTCCGTCGTCCACGGCCCAAGGTTCCTCCACGCCCAGTGCCAAGGGAACGGGGATCACATCCATGGTCACAGCTCCGGATCAGGGGGCGCAGCAGCTGAAAACTTTTTCTACTCAGATAGCTCCGACTATTCGAGGGTTTGCAGGAGGCGGTTTCTTTGGTGGTGAACAGCTTCCTCCCACTCCTTACGGAGAGCAGGGTCAAAACCCCGAATGGGGTCATGAGGGTCAACCTTATGTTCTTGCAAGATCTCCCATGCCAATGAGTAGTTCTCCTACAATCCCCTCAACGTATGAGTCTCCTGTGCAGGGCGCAATAGGTGCGGCTGTAGATCAAGCTATTTCAAACCCTTCTTCTCGTTATTCTTTTAACTCTTCCAATTACATGCCGAGAGGACAAATTTCTACGCCTGTTGCTCCATCTTCATATGCTGTAAATAATAGAGTATCAGAAGCTCAAATGCGTACCCCCGCTCCTATCCAACCTCCCGGCAATTTCTATCAACCATCTTTCGCTGATCTTCCTAAATATGCTGCCGGTGGTCCTGTGCAGCACTTTGAAGGTGGCGGAATTGCAAGCATGTGGGACAACTTTGTTAAGTCCTTGCGCGTTGAAGAACCAAACCGCAGCGGCAACTATCGCTTGCCGGATGTTGGTTTGCGTATTGGGCAGCAAAGTGATTACCGCAAGGATGCTGGTATCACGGGCGGCACACCGAACTATGTTGAGCCTATCGATATCGGCGGTCCACGGGCTGTCTACGATGAGGGCACGAGAAACCCCGAGCTGTATGGTGAAACACCAATTACTCGCCCCGGATTAGATGCAATGTCTCGTCTTAATCCCGCTCCTACACGGGGTGAGGTTATGTTGCCACGGGAGGAAGCTCCTTCCCGTATGGATGACCGCGAAGCTGCTCGTGGTGCGGGGTTCTCCGGCATTACGCAGGAGCCTAGACCCCCCATGCCAGGCCCAGGAATCCAGACGGATACAACTGTTAACCCCGTGTCTGAAAAACCCAGGGGAGAAATATCCACGCACCTTGCTGACATCAAGGCTGAACGAGCTTCTCAATCCGCGGCTGACCGCCGCGAAAATGCACTGATGGCATTGATGTCTGCTGGCTTTGGTATGGCCGCTGGTAAGAGCCGGCATGCACTTACCAATATTGCCGAAGGTGGCCAGCAGGGTATTGGGACATTTGCCCAGCTTGAGAAGGGCCGTCGCGAAGATGAAAACCGTCGCTATCTTTCCGCTCTGCACGAGAAGGAAGTTGCCTTGCGCGAGCGTGAGCTTAATGCTCGCGAACCTCTCTTGAAGGCTCAGTCGGATTATTATGCGGCACGTCCCGGTATTGAGGCTGATAAGCTTGCGGCTCGTGACCGTAAGATTGTTGCCGATGCTACAACAAAAGCAGAGATAGAAGTTACCAAAATGGAAAAGAACAATCCACTGGCCTTCTACACAAACGGCAAGCCAAATCCCATTGCTAAAGAGATTGCTCGCAATAAGCTTCTCGAACAGTATAAAAGGGAATATGCTGACCATTACAAAGCAGGGATTCCCAACGCGGGTAACAGCTTAGGTCTTGATCTTTCAGCTCCGGAGTAAGAATTTTGGCAACTCTTAATGAGGTAAGGTCGGCTTTTCCGGAATACAAAGATGTGTCCGACGACGTACTGTCAGAGGCTCTTCATAAAAAGTTTGGTGAATCTTCAGGCTTGGAAAAGCCTGACTTCATGCTTTCTTTGCAAGGCCGTGGTCCACGGATGTCTCCACTTGAGTCGGGTATAGCTGGCGTTAAAACCAACTGGAATACCTTTAAGGCCGGTGTCGCTCAAAGTCTTGGTGCAACCGATTCGGCTCATGAGTACTTGAAAGCGGCAGAAGAACAGGAAGCTGACACTAAAGCTCGATATCAGCCTCAGGTTCCCTCGTATGAAGACATTGATAGCCCCGCTAAGTTGGGACGCTATATTTATGAGAAGGCCGGAGAATCCGCTCCTCAGATGGCCGCTCAAGGAATTGGAGCATTGGCCGCGGTAGGTGCTGGTGCATTGCTTGCTCCGGAAGCTGCTGCCGCGGGTGCTATCAGTGTTGGTCTTCGCGCCCTTCTTGGAACCGCAGGGAGAGCTGCGGCAACGGGTTCCACCGCAGCGGGTCTTCCGCTTTACACAGGTTCTAATCTGCAACGTCAGATGGACGAGGGTAAAAAGTTCGAAGATACCAGCATGTCAGCTGCTATGACAGCAGCTAGTGTGCAGTCGGCCCTTGATACACTGTCCTTGGCTAAGGTCTTCAAGGGGATTCCGGGCACAACTCTTGCGGAGAAGTCCGGCATCTTCACACGGGCTGTGGTCCATGGAGTAGAATCCGGTGCCACCGAAGCCTTGACTGAAGCTGCCCAGCAAGCTTTGGAAATCGCACAGGCTAACCCAGAAAAGCTATTTGAATTCAGCCCTGCTGTGCAAAAGGAACTGAAGGAAGCTGCCGTTGCCGGTGCTCTTCTAGGTGGGGCTATGGGTACTGTTTCTGGCGCAATTCACGGCAAGGCCAACCAGCAAAAAGCTCCTATTAAAGAACCTGAAGGCAAACCTACGGTTACCCCTGAGCCAGAACCTGTTGTCACTCCCGAACCCACAACAACGCCAGTCCCCGAGCCGACGACTACTCCAGAGCCTGTTGTCACCCCAGAGCCGGAGCCCGTCGTTACCCCAAAGCCAACTGAACCCGCAACTCCCTCTACGGAGAAGGCTCCGGTGCTGGCTGCTCCGGAGCCCGTCGACGCTCACCCGATTGGTGAGAAGATCGAGTTCGTCAATGGTGCGGACAAGGCTTTGTATATCTTGTCAGACCCCAATGCTGATTCCAAAGTCCAAGATTCCGCCCGTACTTACCTTGAAGGTCGGGGGATTGAGGCAGATAAGATTGCCCCCCTGTCCGAGCAACTGAAACAAAATGTCAATACTGAGCTGGAACAGAAAAAGGTTTCCGGTGACCCTACTCCGTTGACCGTGGACTTCCTGCGGACGGAGCATCCTGAAACCTACAATGCTCTGCCGGAAGTGGTTAAAAACCACGAAGCCCTGAAAGCTCAGGGTTTTAACCCTGATCAGGTGACTAATATGACCGCGCCACAGGTGCAGTCAAACGTGGCCCTTGGACCAGTGGCAGATCAGATCAAGCAGGATACCAAGGTTGTATTCCTTGACAGGATGGATCGGTCCGCCATCAAAAATGCTAAGACCGTTGAAGGTACCGCTTTCCGCAATCGATTAGATAAGCTTGTTCCCGGATTGCCAAATATGGTTGAAGGGATTGCACAGCGGTTATTTCCAGGGGTTCAGCTGTTTATTGCACCGGGTGGCTCTAACTCAGCTTATGGTTCAGCTCGTTCTGCCGTACATATTGAACCGGTTAGCAACCCCAATAAATCGCGCCCTATACAATACTCAACTGGCGATTTTGCAATTTATATTAACGAGAAGTTGATTGCCAAAGACTTTAAACAAAACCCCTTGGCCGTGGTCCATACAATGTTCCACGAACTCAGCCACCCACTGCTGGATCATGTCCTATCAAATGAGACCCCGCAAGTCATCGACGCTATTATGAGCCAGTATGTTAAGGAACGTAATAGCGTAACGGCTCGTCGAATTGCGTTGTTTGATTTGCTTCGGAGAGATGCCCCTACGGAAGCGCAAATGCGCGACCCCCAGTATTTGGACACCTTGAGACAGCAGTTTCGTGGGAAGACCGGTGCGAGTGAGGCGGAAATTAAAACTTTTCTTGCAAATCTGAATAAGACGGGCAACAAGCTTGGCGTAATTCCGCAATCTGACCTGAAGTACTATAGAGACTTCCAAGAATGGACTGCGGAAAAAGGCGCGGCTTGGATGGTTCAGGAAGCACGGGGCCGTGTTCCACAGACCGCATTTGAGGCAGCGCAGAAGACGATCCTTGATAGTCTTCGTCGGATGTATGATGCAATAACCACGGCCCTTGGACTTGACTTTAAGCCTGGTGCTTTTGAGAAGGCTCTTTCCGATGCGTTCGGTAAGCGGAATGCTCCGTTGCTTGATCGTATGGCACGAGACAAGATGCTCGCCGATAAACGGAACATAGGTCATTATCCTGTTGGTATTTTTGACCGTGCCGGAACTCTCTCGGCTGCGGAAACTGAATCCCGTGTTCCTCGCCGCACGAAGGAAGTTGCAGAACCCGTTGCCCAACCGACCGAGGCTACCGCTCCACGGACCACGGTTCAAGGACCAGTTGACATTGAGGCCGCAAAAAAGAAACTAATGGCCGAGCCTGAAGTGGCTCCCACAGCCAAGTCTCGTGTTCAAAAGTTTATTGACTTTTTCCGCAGTGGGAATGTTGGTGATGCCGTAGCCCGAAAGCTTTCAGACGATGTGATTGACGTCCGTCGGTTGGATGAGCGGTGGGCTAAGAAGCTTGAGTCTGAGGGTAAAAAGGTTCAGTCCTCTTACGACAATCGGTATTCGGTGGCTGCAAACGAATCAGCTTACGCTTCAATCCTTGATGCGCGTAAAGCACTGGCTTACATCGAAAGCATGTTCAACAATGGTGGTACTCTTACCGTCAAAAGTATCAAGGGTCTAGATCCTGTCGACCGGTATTTGAAGATTGAAACTACCGGAGATAAGGCGGAAGGCCTGAGGTTCTTGAAGGATATCATTTCATCTGGGAAGGAGCGTGACTTTGGGTTATATGCCGCAGCACTTCGTGTCCCTGGGATGGTGGCCCGTGGTCTCCAGACGAACATCTCGGAGTCCGAAGCCCGTGCGATTGCCAAAAGCTATGAAAATGACAAAGTCATCACGGATGCCTACAAAAAATATCAAGACTTTAACAAAAACCTAATGCAGTTGGCCGTAGACTCTGGGTTCATTACTCCGGAGATGCGCGATGCCTTCATGCAGTTCAACGATTATTACCCATTCTATCGTCATATGGATGAGAACAAGCGGTATAGTGGACCGTTGTCTGCTGCCGGTCCAGTGACCCGCGCAAAGATTCAAGCAGCTTTCGGTGGTACAGAAGCTCTAAATGCTAACCCAATTGAAGTAATCATGGCTAATGCCCAGTACTGGGTAACTCAGTCCACCAAAAACATCGCCAGCAACAAAATGCTGATAATGATGAACCAGCTTGGCGAGGCTAAACCAATTGGTTTTGCGGCAAAGATTCAGGAAGGTTCTGCCGAGGCTTTTACCCGTATTAACGGGAAGGAGCAACGGTACGAGGTCCGTGATCCAGCTATGGCTGCGATGATTGAAACCCAGATGAACCAGCAACCGGTCAATGATGTGCTGAAGAAGTTTGGTAACTTCACAAGCTTTTATCGGGAGCTCGTGACCCGTGGTCCAGGATTTATTGTCAGCAACCTGATTCGTGACCCGTTCGCTACAATGGTTGTCAGTGGCGTAAATACGAACCCATTTGCCTCGTTCAAAAACTTCAAGGATGCTTTGATTAATCCTGAGAAGTCAAAAGAGCTGCTTGCCATGCAGCAGTTCGGCCTGATGGGAGGGTATAAGCTACTTCCGGGGATGTTCAATGCGGCAGATATCCTTCGCTCCGGCGTGGATATCAAGGCT